CTGTGCTAGTGGTGGTTTCCCTTACCCGGTCTGCGAGGACGAGTGCCATAGATCATGCTCCTGTCAATTGTGACTCTTCAAACCAGCGTTGTTGAGTTTCACCATCTGTATCCGTCCACTCGATCAGATACGACACCACACCCTCTTCGCTCATACGCAGAGCAAGCACTGGGCCTTGAGGAACGACTGCGACAGCTTTAACAACGTCGCCTTTTTTGAAAGTTGTTGCCATGATTAACCCGCCAAGCTCAGAGTGTAAGTAACAGAAAGGGTGTCGCCCGACACAACGGAACGGTCACCGGGAGAACTGAAGTCTGCGGCTGAGTACAGCGTACCCGTCGAACCGCCTTTGGTGTTGTTGCTGGTCAGGAAAGCCCCGCCCACAGTTGTCGTTGCATTGATACTGAACGATGCTGGTGAAGCTGAATTGGTTGCCACTGAGGGGTTAGCCGTGGTGGGGGTTCCAAACGTACAAGCAGGCCGGGTGGATTGGCTGTACGCCGTCACTTCAGTCCAGCTACTGTGCGAAGCCATCGTGTTACCAGCGGCGGGGCTGTTAGAAGCTCCCGCTCCATAAAGACCAAGATACCAAGCTGCGGTATAAGTTGTGCCCGTAAAGTACTTGGCGTTCATATCTTGCAAGCCTTCATTGACCACCAGATTGGGAGCTTCATCTTCCCACTTCAGGTTGCCGTCTTTGTCGTGGCACTGGATTTTGTACACGCCTTTTGCGCTTGCACTATCAGCGGCGGAGCCACCAGCAATCAAGCTGCTTGAGGCAACATCTTTGGATTTAACTTTATCGTTGAACATGATCGCTCCTTAAACAAGCCGAATGAGTGCCGATGTACTGGTGTTTGCAGGCATCGTCACGGTGAAAGTGTTGGCCGAAGTTTTGTCGTTGGCAAAATCTAAAACACAGATAGCGCCATTATCTCCGGCCTTGTAGATCAACGCGCCTCGGGCTGTAATTGCTCCAGTCCAAGAGGGTGAGGAAAAATTCACGTATGTGATGCTTCCAGCAGCGGTGGTCTCTGTGCTGACAGTAGCGGTAACAATTTGCCCCCCGGCAACGTAGTTGCCACCCGAGGCTTCTCCAGCCGTGGTGTACGCAGTGGTGGTCTCATCGAGCGTGGCTGCGTTGGTGTACAACGCCAAGTAAAAGGTGTTTGACGAGAAGTTGAACGACCCGTTTACCAGCCCGGAGCGAAGTGTGTTGCAACTGTAGTTGCCTGTGAATGCCAATTAGATCACCCCGTTATTCTGTGGCAATGCAGGGGTGCGGTACTGCCCACTACGGTATGCGTCACTGCGCTCCATACCATCACCCAGACGTTTAGCCAATGCAAGGGCTTCCATGTACTTCTGGTTATACCCGGTGATGATATCCACTTCACCCTTCATAAAGGTATACGCTTCAACCAAAGAGCCGTACAGCAGCACAGAGTCAAAGTTGTCGCCCAACCAAGTGCGACCAGTAGTCGCCGTGGTAATTGATTCTGGATAAAAGAAGTAGTGCAGCTCTACGTTGTAGGATGCGTCAGGAGTTGGGCCAAGAATGAAAGACAGCTCAGCACTGTTCGTGTATGACGGGCCAAACAGAGCGTAGTATTTGGGGATGGCAGTGTCTGTGGGCTGCGGATACGCCTGACGAATGAAGTTCACATCCTTGTTCAACAAATACTCATACGAGCCATCTGTGTTGACTACAGCCATTGAGTACGTCGCTAAAAAATCAGACGGGCAAGCCAAATACTTATTGCTCGTGGTTGTGAAACCTGTTACGTTTTTGCGCAACGACGGGAATTGAACCGAGTTGTATATACGTTGTTCAGCCTGCGTAATGAAAGTATTGATCTGCGTCGTTGCAGACACAGTACTCCCACTCGCAAGATATACATCCGGAAACTGATTCTCGGTGTACGATTGAATTGTGTTGTACAACTCGGTGTAGTTCATGCCATCGGGCCTCTGGACATCAAGCCTTTAATTGCCGCCCCCGTACCACGCATTTTGATGCCGCTGGTTTTAGTGGGGGGATAGTCTTGACTGCGTGTGTTGGCCACGGACACGTTTGCTTTACGCATCGTCTCTTTTGCTGGCTCTTCACCAACAATCACGGTGGCTACTTTTTGGGGTTGCTTGTACAGTGCCATATCAGCCTCCACGACCAGAGCTACGCTGGTTCATTACCTTGGCCATACCGCGCCCGTATTTGAGCATCTGAGCATTGGTCTTGCCACCAGCAGCCATTTTTTTTGCGCCGGGGTGCAAGCGTTTTTCATGCGCCATGACTTCCTTGTCGGCAATTTTTTTCACTGTTTTCGTGTCCATTTCGACTCCTTATGTCGTTGATACCGATACTGTACCCAATTGCACGCCTAAAACCAAGTTATTTGGTGTGAGAGCCGTGTCAAAAAATGATGCGCCCCCCACAGGGTTCCATCCCCACTGAAAGATTCGGCTACCCGTTTCCACAGTCCCCGTGCCCGTAGGCCCAGTCCCACCGTTCACATTGGTCTGCAACCCGCTTGTTCCTGACAGCACATAGCTCCGATCAGGGCGGGGATTACGCAAGCCTTGTGGGTCGTCTACTGGAAACTCGCCCAAGTGCAATTGTGGCTGATCTGGGTCCCAACACTCCGGGCAAACCAAGAGGTCGTAGTTACGCCCCTTGATGACTTCACGCTTCAAGATCGAAAGCTTAAAACGCTGGTCGCAGCGATCGCACTGGGAGATCGCATTCTTACCAGAGGCGAACCTATTTCCCATCAGGTTCCACCAATAAACTGCTGACGAGGCACAAAGCGAACAGACGCTTTCTCCTGATCTTCTCCAGCCGCTGTCTCCCAAGCTTCGTCATACTGAGTTTTTAGCATGGGCAAACGCTCAAATCCTGAAGGAATCTTTCCAGCAATGTAGTACGACAGGCCCGCTGCCATGCAGGGGATGAACCTAAACGGTACGTCCATGACGTTGACACCGCCACCGCTGTCTTGGGTACGGCGCAGTCTCCAGTATACAAACTGATACGTTTGGGCGTTGTCGGGTGTTGGCCAAACTGTGACCGCTGGGACTTGCGCCCAATACACAGTTGCCCCAGCAGTGTGCGCCGCCGCAGTGGTGTTTTGCTGGCCGCGAAAACAGTTATATAGGGTATTCCCTGATATGTATCCGTAGTTGATGATCTCGCTATCAAGCTTGATGAAACCAGACGCTGGCAAGTTGACCACATTGGACAGAACAATCTCGGTGGAAGTCGAGGTAATTGTGGTGCTCAAAGTCGCGCTTACGGGCGAGTTCTGGCCGTTGAATCTCTGCACCCATACCTGAATTGGGCGAGCTTGCTGAATCTTGTTGGGGATCGTAGCGTAGGTAGAAACACTGATGCGAGTGATGGTCAGATCAGCCTGCGTTGATGCCAGATTGCCACCCGTGCGGATTACGTGCTCGAGCAGATCAATGGTGTCGTCTGGTAGAGCATAAGTGTTTTGCCCTTGAACCAAGTTGATGATGCCCGGTTCAATCGTCCACATATTGATGCCGCGATTGGCCCAATCTGCAAACATGATGTTAAGGCTACGCCGTGCTGTACGCAAGTCGTAACCCGTGCGCAACTCCGAGCCAGCACGCTCGTAGGCTTCCTCAACCAACTCGGTTAGGTCAAGGTTGAATGTCGTTGCGCCAGAGGTGATCGCCATGATTAGACTTTACCGCCGTTTTTAAAGAACCCGCCAAAACTACCGCCCATGAATGGGTTGTAGCCGCCACCGCCAATGCCAAGACCGCTATACGGATTAAACCCTACTGGTAAAGTTTGTTCGGGCTGTTGGGGGACTGGCTGGGGAAGTGGCTTGGGTAAATCCCACTGGTCGGATTGCTGGGGTTGTTGCATGCTGGCATACGGGTTAGACCCGCCGTAGCCGCCCATACCGCCCATACCGCCCATACCGCCCATACCGCCCATACCGCCCATACCGCCGTAGGGATTAAACCCACCAAAGCCGCCATAGAAAGGCTGTTGGTATTGCTGTGGCTGTTGGTATTGCTGTGGCTGTTGGTATTGCTGTGGCTGTTGGTATTGCTGTGGCTGTTGGTATTGCTGTGGCTGTTGATATTGCTGTCCGCCATAACCACCATACGGGTTAAATCCACCAAAGCCACCGCCACCGCCCATAAAAGGGTTGCCGCCATAGCCACCATATGGATTAAACCCACCAAATCCACCGCCGCCACGATTCATGCGGTTGTTGCGCCTGCTCATCCCTTGGTCTTGCTGGGGTGCAGGCTGTTGCATGGGTGCGGTTTGCTGTGCAGGTGGCTGTACAAGTGGAGATGCGGGGGCGGACGCGGGTTGTTGTGCATACGCATTCCCTGCTCTAGTCAACTCGCTAGGGATGTTTTTGAGTATGGACCCCAAGCCGCCACCAAAGCTGTCAAAGAAACCCATTATTTAAACCCCTTTAGTGTTTGCGCAAGGCGAGCACGCTGACCCATTTTGCCCGGCGCTTTGGCCGCTTTGGCCAGCTTAGCCGTGGGGATGGTTGCGCCCGTTTTTACGCCCAGTGACTTACGCAGCGCACCGGGCTTCTTGATTGCGTCTTGAATCCATTTACTGCCTGCCATTATCTAAACCCCGCTGTTTTCTTCGCAATGCTTTTAGGTTGCGCTACGAATTGTTTTCCGGCTTTTTTACCTGCTCGTTTTGCCCGCGTTGTCGCAGCGTACTCAGCAGGGCTGAGACTTTTGATCGCAGCACTTGGAAGATATCTTTCACCCGTGTCAGAAGAGCGTTTACCACTTTTGGTCCTCCATTTCTGGTCTG